TACGGCTCAGCATTCAACAACTCGGGCTTCGCCTTCGCGTCGATAATTCGAGCTGTAGATTTGTTGTTTGTACAGAAAAAGAGTGAGGGCTTTCACCCTCACCCTTAGTCAGTTATTCAACTCACTGTTTGGTGGCGTTATTCGCCAGCCATGCGCGGAACTCGTCGGAAGCTGTTTCGGAAGTAATTGTCATGCTGATGGGCGGGACGCTACCGCCCCAGCTGTTAGTGGAAAAGGTGTACAGAACACTATAACTACTTTGACCAACCACTCGTGTTCTTACAGCATCATTATCGATAATAATGCTGTTAAAATCAGCGCTCCCGGTATTGCTCAATCTAAAATTTAACGATTGAGTGATAGTGTTATCGGCTTTATACAGCCGTGCATTCAGCACCCACGTCCCAGCCAACTCCGGCAACTCCTGCGCGTCACGGAAACACACAATGCCGGAGCCGCCTGATGCGCCATTAGCGTAGACCGTTGTGCTTGCACACGCACCACCGCCACCACCGCCTCCTGTATTAGCGACACCTGCCGCCGGTGCTTGTGTCAGACCGGAAGCTCTCGAGCCAGACCAGCCGCCAGAGCCGCCACCACCGTTTCCGCCCATAGATACAACCGGGGATTGTGACACCATGTAGCGCCCACCACCGCCGCCACCGGCGTACAGCTTTCCGCCGTTTTCATTGAACTCGCGGGTGGTGAACAGCTGGCCCACCCCCGATTGGTTAGTGGCCGGATAGCCAGACTCTCCGTTAGACCCATCATAACCGCCAGCACCATAATCAGAGTTGGACGAAACGCCGCCGCCGCCGCCACTCCCACCAGAACCACCAAAATAACGATTTGTTTGGCCACTTATAATTGCGCCCCCTGTGCCACCGTTAACTGTATAAGCGTTAAAGCCGCTGGCACCGCCTGTAGCACCGGGCGTTCCGCCATTTCCCACAGTGACAGGGTATTCGGTGTTAGCTTGAACTGCTACTCTTTTGTTCGTTCTGGTGTAGCCGCCGCCACCGCCACCGAAGCCTTGCCCATATTCTAAATTTGAACCGGAACCGCCTCCACCACCACCAACCAGAAACAGGTCAATGACTTTCGGCTCAAGGAACACAATCGTCCCACTCGTCAGCAGCTCCACAACGCCGTCTTTCCGAATATTATACTGCCCCGTATAGGTAAACTTCGGCACAGCCGCACCAACCTTACCCCTATATCCAGCATTAACAATCATATTGTAATACTCCTTTCCAAAATTCATACCCACGGAATACCCGCACCCGGCTGTTGTAGCACTCATGCTCAATAGACACCGCCCACCCACTAACACAACGAAACCGACTTACCCGATGATAATCACATTGAAGTAGATACTCGCGTCAGGAATACTGTCAGCAGTAAACGTCAGCGTACCCTGCGCCTGCGCCGTACACCGCACATTATTCTCCTGAGACTTCGCCCATCCCGTAGCACTCGGACTGGTCACAATATTGCTATCAGCAGTCACGCCGCCAACCGCCACAGTCTGTACATACACGCTACCACTCGGCGCCCAGTTACCATTGTTCAGCAGCACCGTGCTACCGACACTTTTCAGCGCGCCGTCCTCTCTGCTCATGAAATACGCCGCATCATGTCCCTGCAACGTATCCGCATCAATCTCCGTGCCGCCACCAGCAGGAGCGGTCGTAAACACCGTCAGCAGCGTCCCCGTCAGAACAGCCAGCACATTGCTGTTAATCTTCCACGCGCCACCGGGCAGCGTCTCACCAGTAGGCAGCAGTGTAGACACCTGAACACCATCCACGGTACAGGTATCGCCCTGCGTCCAATCACTTGTAGCCACGAAACGAATGACAGACGCACTCGGCGTACTACGGGTAATAGCGTGAACAGTTCCGCTTTTAACCTCCGTAGCCAACTGAACAGCAGCGTCCCTGTTCTTACCCATATTGCTGTCGATACTCTGAATGTTCTGCGCTTCAACGGTCAGCGGGTTAAAGATATCGCTACCTTCATACTGCTTGTACCCATAGTTAGATGTAGTTTTCATGCTTAGTTACCTCCACGATTTTTGTAGTCTCTTATCATCACATAAGCGACTTCATTGTTAGCCTTGGCAGTCAGCGTGTACTTCATGCCGTTGGCGTTGTAGTCAATCTGCGCGGAATACGGTATCTGATTTTGCTGGCAGTAGTTGATAAGCTGATTGCAGCTTTCCATACTTGCACCAACAAACTCAATTTCGTTCACTTCCGTCAGCCACTCGTCAACATACATAATCAATCCTCCTTATGCTTGAGCAAAGATATTCTTACCGTTATTCACCAGCTGCGTACAGGTGGCGTTGTAAGAGATAACCTTGGTTACAGTTCTATTCGCGGTGACAATGCCATCCACATCGATAGCTTCGGTCATGTGCAGTACGGACAGATAGTCAACCATCTCCTGAATAGACACGCGCTCACCGGTAAACGGGTTGAGCACAGTAACGCTGATAAGCTGATGACTAATCTGCTCAAGCAGCCACTCGTTATTCTGTGCAATCTTCGTGTCCGTGTACGCCCTGCCACCGGCAATCTCGTTGTCCTGCCTCTGGAAGTTGCTGTCCATCTGGTTCTGGAAACCCTGCAACGCACCTGTCACGTTGTCCACGAACTGGTTGTAGTCGCTGGTCAGCTGCTCCAAAGCCTGATTGTACTGACGGATACTTTTCGCAATTTCACCATCAGTATACGCCTTACTTGCAGCAAGTACCTGTTCTCCGTAGTTGTCCAGCCGCTTACCCATTTCGTTGATGTAGTCTCTCAGCTTACACAAAACCTCGTAGTAGCTGAGACTTTCATCATACGTCAGGGGTAAAACCTTCTGCGACCACGGCCAATATTTGGGGTTGTAATCAGCCATAGTACCTCCTTACCATAGACCCATGAAAAGGTCATTCAACTCGTTTACTACCATGTTGTCAATATTCAAAAACGTCTGTCGATATTCTTTCAACAGACGGGAATACGAACTCCCGGCAGTTTTGCCCTGTATCGTTTCCTCGAACTGCCCACTATTCGAGGACTGACTGCTGCTGTTGTTATCGGACACATCAGCGTCAGTCAGATATTCTCCGGACAGCACAGAAGACAAACCATTCTGGGGTGTGTCGCTGTGCATATTCTGAGCCTGAGACGAACCACTGCTCTGTCCCTGCCCGCTGTTGCTGCCAAAGCGTCTGTAGTCCACATCATACATGGGGTTGAACTGCAAACGTGCGCTTTCGTAAAGCTGATTGTACTTCGGCATAATGAGGTTGAGACGAGAGTTTAGGCGTAGTTTCCAAAGGCCAACGGTTTCCTCGCAAATCTCTCGCGTGTAATATGCACGGAGTATCTGCTTTTCGAGTGTCAGTCTATAAGCTTCATCGAAGATGGGGAAGTCGAAGTTAAACACTTTGGGGGCAGCCTTGGTGATGATATCCTCAATAGCGCCCTCGCCCAGAGACTCGATAAGACCGGCAGCATTTTCACAAATGAAGCGAACCTCGGTCGTGTATTTACTCATTGCCCTTCACCTCCGGCTCCTGCTCGTCATCGTCCTCGTTAACGTCTTCCAGTTCCTCGTCCAGTTCGCGATAATCATCGCGATATTCGCACCAGACATTCAGGCCGAACATCTTGTTGATTTTCTCACAAGCGTTCTGTCGAGCATTTAGGCGTGAATAGCGGGAAGCAATGACACCACCCATGTTGCGGGAAACTTCATCAGTAATGAGACGTTCCTTCTTCTGTACGTTGATATTGGAGATACCCAGATAGGTTAGGGCTTCATTCCAAATCTGGGTCTTCAATTGGTAAATTCTGTCCGCAACATACGGGGCTTCTGTTGAGAGAACGGTGAAGTTCGCATCGTTCAAACCATTGTCACCGAAGATGACAGGGCTGTTACCATCAAATTCCTTGTACAGGTTTTTCATAGTAAGCCGCTGCGTCTCAGCGCATTTGATAAGGACAGGAGTTTTCTGCGCGTTGGCGTTTACGTCAATCACTCTGTCGAGGTTGTACAGACGCTTTGCGAAAACTTCAACGTCCAGAGAAGAAGGGGTGCGAAGATAGTTATTGTAGATGATAACGCTATCATCAAGGGTGAGGTTTTTCTGATAGTTGTTGTACGGGGAATAAGCGCGGGACGCTACCGGGTATCCGTATACATCAAAACCGCCCTGAACAGCGTTGGTGAGAGCAAGATAGCCCATTACCTCGTCTTCGAAGAACACGGCTTGACCGTACTTGAACAAAGTGAGTTCAAGGAACCGAGGGTCAATCGTGTCGGGAAGACCTGTCCAGTCGAACATAGCAATGGAGAGTTCAATGAGACGGTTGTAGTATTGGATATAGGTAGCGTTGTTCATTACAGCGCTTTCCCAGAAATTTGTTTTACGTCTTGCCATGTTGTCCTCCTTATGTCGGACTATTGTCGAGGGAATAGTTGCAAACATTTTCGGGGTGTTTCCAGAAGGTTACGCCCTTGTTGAAAATACTGCAAATTTCCGCTTCGTCTGTGCAGGGGATAGAGCCGCCAATTTTACAGTCTGCGGTTTTGACAAAGTTCCACTGAGGTCTGGACGAGATGTTGGGAACTTTTAACTTGTTGGTGGTGTAACCGTAACGGGAGAAGTAGTCATCAATGCGGTCGATGTACTCAGGAAGCGGCTGCATTTGTGCGTAGTAGAAACCCCAGTTACCGCTGTTGAACAGGTCGTTTCCGCTACCAGCATGAATGACAGGGTTTAGTGGTTTAACCGGAGTTTGAGCAAGGGCCAAAGCAGTTCTTAACTCGCCCTCTCCAAACCTTGCATACCGTTCATTTGCTGGGCCACCTTGTACGCGCTTACCGCCTAAGTCTTCTCGCTCACCTACGGGTGCAGTCATGTTGTATGGGACGTTACCAGCGCTTGCCGCCCCAGTTCCGCCGCTCATGTAACCTTGCATAGCGCCGGTTAAACCACCGATTACGGCACCAGCCGCGCCGCCAGTAAGCCCACCAGCTAAAGCGCCAATGCCAGCAGACAAGCCTGCCATCAACAATCTGTTTCCAAACTGGTCAGTACACCATGCACATTCAGGAAAACTATCGTATGTCAGGCAGTGATTGAAATTGATGCCTAATGAAAGGCCTTGCTTATAGCCAGCTGGCATAAGGGTTAGGCTAAGAACGCGGCCATAGCTTTTGGCAAGACCAAATCTTGGTTTATGGTCTTCGCCACCCCATGAGGAAAAGTATTCATAGGCATAATTTTCAACTTGTCCAGACAGATTGGTTACATTCAAATAGGTGTAAGGAAATGTATTCAGCTTATTATTTTTTACAGCACTTCCATTGCTTCGTTTAAGCCCTGTTGCAACAGGAAGTAAGTAATTATTGACAGCTCCTATGGACTTAGGTGTTGCCGTTCCCCCAATCAGCAAACTTTCCGGGCACATGAAAATTGAAGTAAGCACTTGCCGATTGTCAAGTACACCACTATTTCTTAGAAATTGTGTTAGCTTACTATATCCTTCGGACGTAGCGTCATATTTGAGGAAAACAGCTTGAGCATAGGTGTTGCCATAAAACGTACCATCTATAACGGCGCTGCCATCGGGATTAGTTGTCTGGCAAGCTACTATTTTCATTGGGCTGTCTGGTATAACGGGCTGCCATGTCGTCATTGCAACCATCTCGCCAGTGTCAACATCTTCTGGCAAAAGGTTATCGCCAACGTTATCGGTTGCAGCGTGTTCACGAAGCACAAAGCACTGCTGCAAATCCATCTCAGTAATCCACGTCTGGATAACATCAATAGTGTAGCTAATCTCACTGGTGATATTGTTCACATAGGTAACATCATCAATGAAAGCATAGAACCATTTATTTCCAAACGAACTGTTCTGGAAAGCAATATAGTTACAGTCGTACAGGTCTTCAACCTTGTACTGTACTCTTACTCTACCGCGCTTTGCCCTCTGGTAACTCATGTTGTCCACGCGATACTTAGCCTTTGTGAGGAAATAGGCGTGCTGCCCTTCCTTATTAGGCCAGTAAAGGGTGTGCTCATAGTCCGGGTCGCAAGGGCAACCGCTTATGATATACAGTTTTCCATCAGGAAATACTTTCATATCTTTTCCTCCTTGGAGAGGGAGAGGGCGTGAACCCTCTCCCTATTGGTTTAACCCTTGACCAGTTCCACCAGCTGGCCCACAGTGGCAGCAGCGTAATCGAACACGTCAGCGGTGCTGTAAGTTGCGCCGCCCAACTCGCACTCAATCTTGCAGTTCGTAGCGTTGGGGGAGAAGATGAACGCGCCGTAAGGATGAACGGCAATCTTCTGAGCAACCATGTCACCCGTCTGGATGAACTTGTAGTTGTAGTTGTTGATGGCAGCGGTATCCAGAGCCGGGGTCATGGTGATAACCGTACCTTCCTCGCTCTTGTCAATGCTCAGGATTTCAGCGTTGAACTTCGCGGGAGCCGCGATAGCAACAGCGTCATCAACGAACACGATAGCGTTGGAGAAGGGAGAACTGGAAACAGTCTTCCACACGTTGTAAAAGTAGTTCCAATACTCGCCGGACGCGACGTACTTCTCGGTCATCTTGGCCTGATTGTCGTACACCTGGAACCACTCGCGGTCAGCGATGACAGCCTTGACGTTTGCCATCAGGGTCAGTTCAGCCGTGGTAACAGGCTCAAGCTGGTCGCTGGCATCGACAATCACGGAGAACCGGTCATTGTCGAAGGTAGTCCAATCGTCAACCAGAATGAGATGACCGGTGAAGGTCGCTCTGTCCATGTTGAAGGCGGCAGCCAGAACGTCCACGTCATAGGCCGCATTGAACTCGCTGTCCATGAAGATAAACTGGTCATCGCGGGGAGTGGTGGTATGAACACCGGAGTTGTTGTACTCAGTGCTCATAAAGGTCAGTTTGTTGCTCATGCCGCGGAACGCCTTGGCAGCATTCTTCATGTCAGCAGCATCAAACGCCTTGGGATAAATCTTGCCGTGGGAGATGGCCTTGATAAGCAGATACTTGAACAGCAGATACTCGTCGTACTCGGCGGCGGTGAACACACTGTCCACGATGCGGGCAATCAGGTCGGTCACGCCCTCGGCAGACATGAAAGCCATGCGGAGGTCTTCGTCCTGAACGGTGATAGGATACTGGACGCGATAGTTCATCGCGTGGAAAGCGGTGCGGACATCGGGCAGAGAACGTTTCAGTTCACGGCTCTCAGCCTTCTCAGCGGAGAACTCACGAGCCTTGCAGATGTTGACGAACACTTCCTCAACAGTCTCGCCGAACTCGAGATAGCCCTTCTTCAACTGAGCATAGGCGTTGTTGAACACCGCGCTCTTGATACGCACCAGTGCGATACGGTTAACCAGAGAAGAAAGGAACTGGTTAGCCAGAGCGGGATAACCATAGAGTACCTCGCCCACCTTGGGAATGTCAGTTGCTTTAGTAACAGCAGGAACACTGTCCTGATACTCTGCGCTGGCATTGGCACGAATGGTATTCAAAATATCAATCGTGCTAGCGTTCAGCGTAGAAACTGCGATACGTTTTGCCATTGTTAGTTTCCTCCTTGTTCAAAAAGTTTGTCAAATGTGAGCTTTTCAGCCGGTTCAGGCTGCGGCTCGGGGTCAGGGTCAGCAGGCTTATCAGGATTGAAAAATCTTTCCTTGTACCTTGCCCGCCACTCTGCGTCGTTCTGCTCGTACTTCTCCTTCCAATTTTCGTTGTCAGGAGAAGACAGAGAGTTCAGGGTGTCGTGGATATCTTCCACGAAGGAAAGGGCTTCGTCAGAATTGTCCTCTCCAATGCGGGCACGCACAGCCGCCATGATTTCATCGATTTTCTTAACTGCCATGAGTGTCCTCCTTCAAGAATAGTTTGTACCACGTTTGCTTGCCAGCAATGCCATCGACTAAGATGCTGCGGGACTTCTGGAAGTCTATAACTGCCTGTTCCGTGTTGCGACCGAACTGACCGTCAGCTTTGGTGCGACCACAAGAGAACCCGTTGCCGATTAGCATTTTCTGCAAAATCAGGACGTCCGGGCCTGTTGCCCCTCGTGCAATCTCTGCGACTTCGATACCGTACACAGTTTCCTCCTTCGGGTCACTATCCGGCACAATGCCATGTGCAATATAGTCGAACGGGAAATTCTTTCCCGGACAAGCCGTTGCGTTTACGTCACAATGTTTCTGGACAACCTTGATGGTTTTGTAGTAAGTGGTAAGCGTCTTGACGAGTTCACGCCCCGCTTCCTCCTGTGCATTCTGCATGACTTCGTTTTCAAAGTTGCCCTCAAAACAGATACCTATACTGTCGAGGTTGTAGCCACCGGCGTGGGCACCGATGCATTCGATAGGTCGGCCACGGTAAATGTCGCCATCTTTGGTGATGAAGAAGTGATAGCCGATGCCTACCCAGCCACGGGCTTTGTGCCAGCTATGCACCTGAACAGCGGAACAATGGGAAGCCGCTGCGTGGTGCAGGATAATGCGATAGATAGGCTGAGTTCGTTTGGTGAGTTCACCATTCCAAACATACTGGGGTTCGATGATTTTCATTTTACAGCTCCCCCTTATCCAGTTTGTCCACAAGCTTCTGCATCACGATGGTGTTGTTATTCAAAGCTTCGGACAGCTCATGCGTTTCCTCTTTGTGCGTTTCCTGCATCTTGTTGATGTACCAAAAGCAAATCAAACAGACAACGATGGGAAAGCCAACAGAGGTAATGAGGGTGGTGATAGTGTTAGCGTCCATGACAATCTCCTTTCCGAAATTTTCTATAATAAATATAACATATCTATTGACATTTGTCAAGGGGTATGGTAAAATTTAGTGGGAGGGAATTTTATGAAACCTCAATATTACGACGGAACTAAGCTGTTGTCCCTAATGGACATTAATGGAAACAAGCCAGAAATTTACATTTGTACAACGAACAGAACAGGCGGTAAAACTACATACTTTGGTAGACTTTGCGTGAACAGGTGGAAGGATAAACATGAGAAGTTTGCGCTGCTGTACCGGTATAAGTATGAGATGGATGATTGTGCAGAGAAGTTCTTTAAGGACATTAGAACGCTGTTCTTTCCTGATATGGAAATGACAAGTAAGTCTAAGGCCGGAGGAATTTTCCATGAACTGTATCTGGACGGCGAAGGGTGCGGGTATGCACTTGCGCTGAATAGTGCCGACCAGATAAAGAAGTATAGTCATATATTCAGTGACGTAAAGCGGATATTGTTTGACGAGTTTCAGAGTGAAACTAATCACTACTGTCCTGATGAAATAAGAAAATTCTTATCTGTGCATACAAGTATTGCCAGAGGACAGGGAGAACAGACAAGATATGTACCTGTCTTTATGCTGAGTAACCCGGTGAGCATCATCAATCCGTACTATACTGAGATGGGCGTTTCCTCAAGACTGAGGGATGATACTAAGTTCCTGCGCGGCGTTGGCTTTGTAATGGAACAGGGCTATGTGGATAGCGCAAGCAGAGCACAGAAGGAAAGCGGCTTCAATCAGGCGTTTGCTAAGAATGAGTATATGGCTTATTCGAGTGAGTGCGTGTACTTGAATGATAACAAAGCGTTCATTGAAAAGCCTAAAGGCGCTGGCGAATATCTGGCTACTATTAGGTATAAGAATACTGACTATGCAGTTAGACAGTATGCGGACGCTGGTGTGATTTACTGTGATGATAGACCGGATAGTTCGTTCCCGAGTAGAATTACAGTTACCACGGAAGACCACGATATCAACTATGTTATGCTGAAAAGGAATAGCTGGTTTCTTGACAGCATGAGATACTATTTTGAAAAGGGCTGCTTTAGGTTTAAGGACTTGAAGTGCAAGGAAGCAATCCTCAAAGCGTTATCTTATTGACGCTATCTGCTGTTGTCAGCTACATTGTGTACACCGGGAAGCACGGGTGGAATAGACCGCCGGTTGTGCAGTCGGATAGCTTACCGCTTTGTAGCATCAACAGTTACAGATAGAGAAAGACCGATAGGTTTCCCTATCGGTCTTTCATTTTGCCACGGTATGAATGGTTGGCGCGTTCCTCCTGTTCGAGTGGTGTTTGGTTTACTACCTGAGATAGCTGTGAAGTTATGTAACAGTCCGGCATTGGACACTCGAAGCATGAGGTTGAGTATGGGCAGGTTTTTGTCTTACGGGCGCGGCGTATCTGTTCCATTGTTAGGGCTGGATTTCTCATGTGTGGTTGAATTGCTGGCACTCGCTGTCGGACATCATTTTGACGTAGCGACCGCAGTTAGCACAAATGAGGACGCCGCAGCAATCGGGGCCGAAAGCGTAACGAGAAGGATAACTAATGAGTTCAAAGGTTTGGTTGCAGCAGGAGGGGCAAGTGTAACCATTAAAGGGGCGGCCTGTCGCATTACTTCGGGTGTAGTTGACCATTACATTTTCTCCTTTACTTTTCTATTAGCACAACTTCCCGCCGCTTGCCATACTCGTTTGTACGTTGTCCTGCATTTGCTGCACGTTACCCAGTTCTCCCCAAATGTACGAACTTCAGGGTAGCGTACCGAACTTTCAAATTCAAATGCTCCACACAGAGGACAGCATAACATATCGCAAGGGGTATTAACCATATCCATTACATTTTCTCCTTTACCATAGTTATTATCATATCAATTGTTGAAATTGCTCCTTTGTAACACGATTGGCAATCAAGCATACAGTTGAAACCGCAAAATTGGTTGTCGCCAAATGTCGTGACTACATCAAGTGTACCTTTACATCTCTCAAGCTGTTGTAATAGTTCTCGTTTATCGTTCTCATTCATTTCTATCACCTCATTTTATAATCTGTGTTGACCAGCAACACGCCACATTGTTGAGAAGCTGCTTTGTCAGTTCTCGTCGTGTTACTGCTGCATTTTCTTTCATGTCTATTACCTCATTTTATAATCTGTATCTACCAGCAACACACCGCCGGGTATGCGTTTTGGTAGTAATTTTCCGGGAACACTAAGACCTATGTTAAAGTCTTCTATTGTTCGCCTAATTGGTTTGGTGTACTCTTTGTCCTCATAAAGGAATTGCTTTTCGGGGTCTGTCATCGTCTCTTTTTCCTCGTCACTCCATCCCTCAATAGATTTAAGAAATAGTTTCTTACAGCTTTCAGGCATTCCAGCACAACGCACATTATAATATGGTGTGTCGATTGGCTCACAGTCTTCATGGGTAACGTGTTCAATGTACGTCTTTTGTCGAACAAACCATCCAGTATCCCAACAGCTTTCCAGTTTCCAGCAACAGAAATTTTTGGGGTGTACTGTTATTCCTTTTATTTCTTCTGGCGGAAGGTCACAATGTATGCTGTCAGTGTCAGCGTAAATGAAGCCGGGTTTATCTGGCCCGTAGTAATTGGCTTGGGCTGCACGAATGGTGAAGTTGCGGGCATATGAAGTAATCGCAGAGCCAACCGCTATGAAGCCGGGGAGTTTATCGTTCTCTGGCTGCGTGTAGAAGCCCAAAACACCGTTGCCTTTATCGTATGCTACCTTGAAACTGGATGACGTGGATGATGCCATCTTGCCATATAGGTTGTTGAGAAACAGCTTTGCCAGTTCTCGTTGTGCTCCTTTGGAACGTAATTTAATTTCCTTGTACTTGTTGATGTACTCGTCAAATATTCCGAACGCTGCATTGAAGTAACAGCCGTCAAGGATTTCAAAGTCTACCAGCTCATAGTGCTCTTTGAATAGTTTGAAGTCTGTCATGGTCATTGTGAGAGTTACTGTTGTCGGTACGACTTCGTGATTGAGATTGATTATTTCCTTGCAGTATTCTCCTGTTTCTTCGTTAAGCACGTCACTTGTTTCAAGCATTTCAGTCGCTCGATATCTGAAAGTGTTTTTAATTTGTATGAAAGGTAATTTATTTGGTCTGATATAAAAGCGTGTTGTGAAGCGGACGAAGTAATACTTACCTAATTCCATTGCTTCAAGTGGGATATAATCTCCCTTCCAAAACGTTGGCTCTTTGAACGGATACCAGTTTCCGCTTTCACTGGACATCATTGATGGATACAGACTGTTTACATCTGCCGTGGTGCCATTGTGTTTGATTTGCTTCTCTTTTCCTTTCACAAGGTAGCACCAACCACCGTGATAGGAATGCTTGATGTAGTCTCCTGCTGTTGGGGAACCGTATAGGTCTTTGTCTATTGGTATTTCGTATAGGTTAGGGAACATTCCCTTGTAGGTTTTTGTGCCTACGGATTTCTTGTACTCTGAAAGGCAGCAACTTCCTATGGTCAGCTTGTCGTGCCCCTCTGCGAACATAATTTCAAGGGCTTCTTTTACTACAAGAACGTCATTTGCTATGTACTGCTGTTCTTCTGGTGTGATTGGACACCCGGCGTAACGTAGGCCGGTATATTCCATGTCAAGTTTCTTATGCTTTGTGCCAAAGCTTTCGCCTATTCGCTTTACGCTAAAGGGGAGAAGTTTAAGACTGTCTCTTATTTCTATGATGTGGTCGTGCGTTTTGATAAGGATACGATACCATTGACCCGTGGCTGATATTGCATATGCGACTTCTCCGTTCCTCATATCTTTTGCTTGGTGCATTTTAACTGTATCGTCTGCAAGCTTCTCTGTTGACTGGGTAAACTTGCGGTCAAGCAATAGGTATGAAAGCCAGAAAGAGCCATCAAATTTTAGGTTATGATAATAGCATAGAATGTTACAATCAAGGGAGACAAAGTATTCAAATTGTTCGTGGATACTGTGAAAGATTTGTACATCTTCGGTGCCTATTTCTACACAAGCAGACGCCCAAACCTCAGTATTCACTTGTCCTTTGTATACCGTTGTTTCAAAGTCCCCTACAAATACTCGGTTGGTGCGTTTCTTCATAGTGATTAGGCTGGCATGAAACTTTCGATTTGCTGCTCGAGGTCTATGCTCTCATGCGTGGAGAGGTTACGACCTAATATTATCTGAGCGAAGCCAGCAAGTTCACCTTGCATATAGTTAAAGTCTGTTCTGTCACCAGAGCCACCATACAGGATTTGAGTAGCTAACATATTTGCCATCTCTGCGTTTGCTTCAAGACGTGCAGCTACGTTTTGTACTCCTTCCTGTGCAATAGCCATTTCAAGCATTGCTTTCAGTTTGTTCTTATCTCTTGTCTTTAGTTTTGTGAATGCGCTGTTCTCGTATGTCTCACCTTTGGTGTTGGAATTTACCCACTCTGTGAGTGGTTGCCATTCGTCTATTTTACGCTGAATTTCTGTGAGAACTTTGCCTAAATCGGAGGGCAATCCTTGAGTTGTTTCTGGTTCTGTAATTAGTGCTCTCCTGCGTCTGGTTTCTGCTGCTTTTCGTGCTGCTATGCTGCGCTCTTGGGCCCGGCGTTCTACGCCGCTAATTGCGTGTGGCGTTGTGCTGGACTGGTCGATATAGAACGCCGCTTCATATAGGTTTGCGCCGGGTTTAGGTGTGTACCCCTTCGGGAACATATAACCTCGCTTTTGAAGTGCCTTGATTTGTCGGCGTAACTTCGCAGCTTCGTCACGTTTTGCCATCTCGTCATCCTCCTTCTTGATAAGAAAGGGAGCCTAATCACTTAGGCTCCCTTTTCTGTTGGTCTGAATGGATTAGAAATACTTGTCCATGCTGGTGTCGCGGTAAACGTCCTTGCTCGGGGTGTAATCAGACACCCACAGAACAGGAACAGCTTTGACCTCGCCAGTCACCACGTCAGTGTAAGTCTCCTTAGAGATGTTACACTGGCCCTGAATGAGGTCGATGTTGGCGGGACACTCAGGAGCACCGCAAGCTTCGCGGAACCTCACCTTGATAGCCTTATCGTCACCGGGCATGGTGGTGAAATAGGTCTTGAACTTCTGGCCATCATTGCGTGTGCGCTGCTTGGAAAATACGGTGATGGTAATAGTCTTGCTCATTTTCTGTTCTCCTTTTTGTTGTTTTTCTTGTTTAATGTTTTGACGGGACAACGCTTATTGAGTAAAGCCTGTATACAGATTTCTCTGATAGGGCATTCACGACAAGCCTTACTCATGCTCCTTGGCGGTGCGGGTGGGCAGAATGTCCGCATTGGCGATGAAGTCGGTTTCCTTCATGCCGTACAGGGTTTCCTTGACCTCGGACGCTACGATATGGACAGCCTTGATATCCTCGTTGTCGATGACAGCAGCGGCAGCCTTGAGCATAGCAGCGTTGTCCTTGTAGGTGCGGGGCAGGGTCACAGTGGTATTGAAGGGTTCGCCCTGCTTGATGTCCATACACAGAACGTTCACCTCCGTGGTCTGAATGGTGCGGGTAATCATGGGTGTCTTAGCCATTTGTTTGTTCTCCTTTCGTTGTGTTGGTTTTGTTGATTTTCGGGAACAGGAGAGTTGAACTCCTGCGAGGGAACGGCCTTCCCGGTGTGCCGGGCGGTTAAGCCCGGCAAATGAGGGGAAATGAGATGACACACTAACCTTTCGGCAATGATATTGTATCATAGATTGGGGCTAGTGTCAATAGGGAATTTGTGAATTTGGGAAATTGTAACCGAGTGTGAAAATTTTAACAATGTGCAAATTTTCAATTTGGGGTTTTTGTGGCGGGAGATTTCGTCTGCGAGGGCTTCTGCGTAGCGGGCGAGACGCTGCAAATCGGTACATACAGAGTAGAGCGCACAGGATTTGTCAAAACATTCTGATTTGTCTAAGCCGTAGGGGCAGAAATTTTGGCAGTGTTCGGACAGGGTGCGTAACTCGAGAGGTGTGAATTTTGTGCGGTAAAGTTTAATCACGTTAAGACCTCCTTACTGCTTCTGCTAATGCTTCGCGGAGTTCAGGCCGTGTGATTAGGCCGGGTACGGAGACAAGGCCGTCACAGGAATACGGAGTTTCGACCGGAAACTGACACTCTGTGAAGCGACCGCATAAACCGCCTGTTTTGGCACAGATATATTCGTTTTTGTATAGCTTTGGTTCGCAAAACGGGCAGTCAATGGGTTCATGTGGCATTTCGTCTACCAGATAACGCATTATTCACCCCTCCTTTTCAGTTCCTTGTGCGCGATAAGCCATAGGTCACGGTAGTAGATGCAGAGGTTACGCCACTGACAACCGGTGCAGGTTTTACGGGATGTGCAAAGGTGATGGAGCGCAGAGCGCGAGTTGTCGGTGAGTTCTTTGAGTTTAAGAAGTTCAGGTTCGGTGAAGCGTGTTACGTCTATCATATTGTTTGTTTTCTCCTTTTGTTGTATTTGGCGTGGTGCCCGATGCCGCTCTTTAGTGATTAAAGAGCGGTGAAGCTGGGTTAGCTGGGTTTAACAACCAGCGCATTTCCGGCGAAAGATTTACCGGCGCAAGGTAGATTGCTGCAAGAATGCAGATTGCAAGAGCGAGTAAGACGAGTAGCAACCAGAAAAGTGTGCTCCACTTCATTACTCTGCCCCCTTGGTGCGCGGCGGGAGGACGGTTGCGAGATTGATAAAGGTCTGCTCCTCCATGCCATACAGACGGGTTTCTGTGGTGTGGTTGACGATGGCGACAAGCTTGACTGTGTCGGTTTCGTGCTCTGCGCGGAGTTCTGCAAGGACTTTGGTATCGGCGTAATGGGTGCCGATAGTGTAGTCGATATCGCGGACTTCTGCGGTTTCCACGTTCAGGGTTCGGACGGTGTAAGTGTGCAGGTCGATTGTGCGTGTAATCATGCGCTTCATTTTTGTTTTCTCCTTTGTTGTTTGAATTTTGGGTTTTGCCCGATGCGGGCGTCAGGCAAGCTGCCACCCGTAATGCAATAAGCACTGCATTTTTGCTTCTTTTTCAGCACATTTCTTGTACCAGTATTCCTTGCTTGACTGCTGCCAAAAATTTACGTCATGGTGCTTTACAAACACCGCCACGGGAAAACTCTGGCCTTTGAAGCAGGGCATCACCTTTACAATGGCGCGTACCGGTATTTCCTTTTTCATTTATCATTTCTCCTTTGTTTGTTTTGGTGTGTGGCCCAATGCCCGCCTATTTTAGTAAATAGGCGGCACAATGAGGTTAGCTATTACGTTCGCGCAAATCAACCATGCGAGCAAGGTGAGAACGAATAGCAGGTTTTGCCAAAAATTCCACTGTTTCATACTGCACCTCACATTTCCATGTCGTAGCTGTTGGCGTATGTTTCGACGTGGAGCATGAGAACGCCGGTGTCAGGGTGCGTGTACTCAAAAGCAGCGGTGAAAAAGTTAGAGTTGTGCGAAAGTACGGTTAGGCGTCTACCATTCATGTTGTCACACTTGCGCTGACAGTATTCCCATGCGTTCAGCTTTGCAACGCTATAAGAGTTGTATACATCGTCAAGCGTCAGCGGGATATAAATGCGGGAATACTGATTGACATAGGAACGCGCCTTTTTGCCTGTAATATACATAGTTATTTCTCCTTTGTTGTTTGAATTTTGGTATAACCCTATGCAGGGATAAAATCCCTACATAGTGCGCGCATTTCGTCGTAATTTTCAACAACTCTACTTCCCTTTCCCGGTATCGCACATTTTGCCCGGGTGGATAGGCGGATTGAGTACCGCCGGGGCTTTTACCAAACAACAATTTGGAGTGACTACCGTAGAC